CCATTTTACGTCCCACTGGGTGGCTTAACACGCTGTCGGCCACTGACATAGCCAAGTCGTAGTCACCCGCAGTCAGCAACAGCTTACCTGCGGCCTCTGCGTCTGCAAATGCTTCCGACCACTGCTTACCACGACGGTCAGCGCCGCCACGCACGATATTCTGGCCGTTCTCTAAGCAGATGTCGTGGCATGCGCTGCCGATGGCCATTGCTGGTGTTGGCTTAAAAGATGCCCGGTGCTTCCAGTGTGCCAGCGATTTGCCATACACAGCTTTGACATCAGATGAGCTAATGGCTTCAGTCTTGTGATATTCAGCGTTGGATAGTTTGTCAGCGGTTATCATTTCCATTAGATTTCACCATTATACTTAAAAAAGACTTCATCCTTATAAGTTTTGGCGATTGATTCTAAGGATTCCCCAATAAGAAACAGGGCTTGAGCCATCCCCCTCACATTGCCTTGGCCTTTTGCAATGTCATCAAGTGCAACAGCAACGCCTTGGTCAGCGTCACGCGGACCCCACTCGCTAATTGCGTACTTTATAATGGATTTAATTTGGTCATCAGTCATGCCATTTTCTCCCTTGCTGTGAAGCAAAACGCCTCAAAGTCCATTTCAATTAAGTAAACGTCGTCACATTCAGACAGCGCAGACATTGGTATTACGCAGCGAATTGGCTTGCGGTCATACTTATATATCAGCGCTGGTACTTTTCCCTCACGCTCGGCAGCGGCACAAGTCTGCGCCCACCAAGCTGTCTGGCCGCCGATTGGGCCGTCCTTGTAGCGTTTAAGCTCCAGCGTAAACGGAAAGTCAGGGTCGCTTGGTATCAAGTCACCATGTAAGCCTTCACGATACTGCTCTAGGTCGCGCTTAAAGCTAACGCCAATCTCGTTGAACAGCATGATGGCAACCTCGCGCTCAAACGCTGCGCCCTTATTGCGCCCGTTTACCATCAGTCAGCACGCGGTTGAGATGTTTGGTAGCCTGCCGCTGCCGCATCGGCAATCGCCAGCATCCGCATGTAAGCTGTTACGGTAAGCCCTTTTGACTTAGCGGACAGCTTGACCGCAGTGTATGTGGCCTCGTCCATATTAATCTGTACGTTCTTCATCTAAAGTCTCCTTTTTCCTCTGCGCACCATATCAATTAAAAAACATTGTGCAAGCATGTTTTTTGCATTGACCTGCATTTGTTTTGCCTTTAATTATGTTTTACGATTACTCAAATAAGGAAAACCCATGAACAATCTTATTGAACGCACCGTCGAATTTGTATTCTTGATCGCCTTGCTGGCCATCCCGATGTTTTTCTCAGGAGGATTTTAAGATGCTTGCTGCAACATGTTTAGCAATGGCCGTTTATTATGAAGCCCGCTCAGAGCCGCTTGACGGCCAGCGTGCCGTCGCAGATGTCGTCTTGGCTCGTAAGTATCATGTATCGTACCCTGATACAGTTTGCGCAGTAATTGCTGAAGACCGTGGCAGCAAGCCTTGGGACTGCCAGTTTAGCTTCATGTGTGACGGCCTTCCAGAGCGCCCCACAGGCGCTGCATGGGCCACTGCGCAGGCCGTAGCAGCCAAGGCAATCGCTGAACCAGCCATTGTTCACGCCACGCATTACCACACCACATCAGTGTCACCTGTCTGGCAGAATCAGCTTATCGTAGTGGGAAGAATTGGCTCACACATCTTCTATACCGATGGCCGCTGTATCCTTGAGATGGGCTGCTCAAAGCGCCCCAAAGCGCGACCACAGGGGGACGTGTGATGATTGAGTGTGAACAGTGCAATGGCGCTGGCGAGTGCGAGGTTGATTACTACATGCCGCACAGCAGTGGTCGGGATGTCGGCTTTATTGAAACTAAAATTGAGGAATGTGACTGGTGCGGTGGCGCTGGTGAAGTTGAGGAGGATGAATAATGGTTAATATAATCGGAACAATCGGAGAATTTAGAAGTGTCAGACACAACAATAATAACGCAGCGCCTACTGAGGTTGAATGCCGTGATGCTGGAGCAGTCGGAGAAAGCGGACAGGCCAAACCTGCGACAGCAACTGCAAGCCCAGCAAGCATTGATGGAGATGCTAGAACGCTCCCTCCAGCGGTGACAGATGCGGAGAAAGCAGAAGAAAGGCTTGGCATATTGATGCTTCGGGAGGCGCTGAGTAGTGACCTGATTCCAAACCCCGAAAAGTGGCGCAAGGCGACGGCGTTTGCCCAAGCCAAACGTGCGCAACTTGCAAAGGAACGACGTGAGCGCGTCAAGCTCTACGCAGAAGAAGGCATAATGACTGTGCCGCAGGTTGCACAGATTGAGCGTGTAGCCCAAACGACTATTCGGGCTGATTGCCAAGTATTGGGCGTGCGGTTGCGGGTTAGTGAGGTCAAGGTGTCTCCGTATCAAGGCGAAATCTCAGCTCGGCGCGACAGACTTGAGGAAATGGCCCCAACGGGAATTACGCGTTCCTTTGCCGCCTCTGAACTGGGTGTCTCCGAATCAACGGTTAGGCGAGACGTGTCGATTATGAGAATAAAATGGAAGGGAAAAGACCAATGAGCGATAGAAGAATACTCATGCTGGAGAACAGCATAACAAAACTTCGAATGCAGAATAGCGCCTTGCAGAGCAAGTTTGCACGCCAAAGTGATGACGTGACACGTTTGCGCGACCGCGTAGACACGTTGATGCTCGACAAAAAAGAAATCACAAAAAATCTCAACAAACTACGGGAGGCGAATGATGGCCAATAACAAACGTCACCCCATTAAAGAGCAAACCAAACAAATATGGCGACTATCCAACCAAGGCATGTCTGGTAAAAATATCACCAAAGCCCTTGGTCTAAATCGTGGGATTGTAAGCGGTGCTATTAATCGCGGGCGTAAATCAGGAAGCTGCAATAAGAAGGTTCGCACCAAAACCACAGCGCGCAACAAAAGCTCACTGACTTATGGTTATATCGGTCAAGTCATTGATGCGCTTTCGATTGACCAACTTGACTGGCTGTTTGTTGAAAGCGAGGCCGTCGGGTACAACACTTGCGCTGAGTACGTGGCTGAACTGGTGATGGACGCCTATGAAGAAGCAATGGCAAAGGAGGCCAACCAATGACTAAAGCAGTCAAGCACGACGCAGAAAAGCCACGGGTGGACTTGTTTCCACCTCAAGCAATATTGGCCATCTCGGAGGTGCTAGGTTACGGCGCTGAAAAGTATTCCGACCACAACTGGCAAGAGAACGGCGGCATGGAGTATTCAAGGATGTATGCGGCTGCACAGAGGCACATGCTGGCGTTCTGGGATGGTGAGCAGGCAGACGGGGAGACGGGCATGTCACACCTCGCCCACGCGGCCTGCTGTATCGTTTTCCTGCTGAGCTATGAGATCGACGGCAACGGCATCGACGACCGCCGAGATTAGCGGTGGAATAACCCCGAAATGTCATCCGCTTCGGCCTGTTGAGTAAATTCAGCGGGCCGAAGCGTCGTCGTCTGGAAACCCTTTAGCTGATACTCGCTAAACACGCGGATCAAACCCAGCGGAATGCAGACGAACACGAAAATCTCCGCATCTGAGCCGCCACGGCTGAACTTGAATGACCCAGAAAGCGTTGGCTGGATTGAAGACTTGACCTCAACACGCAGCACACGCTTAGACGGCAGCGTCACATGCAAGTCGCATGATCCATCAACATGTGAGGTCTCCAGCCCAGCCATTTGAAACTTTGACGCAGTAAGGAACTCGCCAGCACGGCCAACGCCTGTAGAACTTAGTTTAGCTAATTTAGACATATTACCGAATTACTTGCACAACTTTTCGCGAGTTTCATTGTGCCGCACAATTTGGCGCAGCAAATCTGCGTCAGTCCAATCCACTACCGATTGATCTTTGAATGTAATTACTCGCGAAACATCGCAGTAAGTGTCACCCGCCACTGTCGCTGCGCACCCAGCGACTAGCACGGGCAGCAATGTCATCGTCACTAGCATTTTGAAGTTCATCTTCGACCTCTTTCGCTGTCAATATTTTCTCAAGGCGATCATCCTTGATTTCGTATTCTAATTCATCACGGCCATCGGCACGGCCCCTGTAATACACAGTCACGACGGCCAATGCCGCAGCGCCAATCAACGCTGCGTACAGCTTCAGTTTCCCCAGCAAAAACATCAGCGGTCGCCCTTATTCCATTTGCTGAGACGCTCCAAATCAATCACGCCTAGCGCCACCATCGCTACCACTGCCAGAACCGCCATGATCGCTAGGTTCTGCCAAGGCAGACCACCTACAACACCGACAAGGGGTGTGGCGACAG